AATTGCTAGATCGATTGGGATTGATTACACCTAATCCGACTGCTGAGGATGCAGAAAAGAATCTGCCATTGATATTTGACAAAATGCCGATTGCTAGGAAAATACTCAATGGCGAGTGGTACTGGGCTGTAAGCAGTCCGCACTACATTGAAAATCATCAGCAAACCTCAAAATTCCGTAAGCGATGGGATTATCAGGAGCATCATCTTGATTGGGGTAAGAAACGCGCAAAAGTTGATAGTAGTCAAGGGCATTTCAAAGCTTACGATCTGCCAAGATATGATCGCGAAATGCAGACTATACATTGGTTTTGCGTTGGCGATCGCGATGGCATTGCTGAGCTATTGCAGCCTGTCACTAATCTTGGCAAGAAGCGATCTCAGGGTTGCGGTCAAGTCCACAAATGGGAGGTGCTTCCATTTGAGCATGATTGGCATTTATGGCGCGGTGAAAGTTTAGCCCGTCCAATGCCGATCAACATGATTTCACAGCCTCAAGCTATCAATATGATGAATTGGGGATGGCGACCGCCTGTATGGTTAGCTGCTAACAAATCTATGTGCTATATGCCAACGGATAATGTATGTCGATAACTTTTGGCAGTGGATTAAATGCAAAATGGCTAACCAGTAAACGCGACAATGCGATCGACCTAATCAAAGAATGGTTAGAGTTTTGCGATTATCAAGTTTACGGCTCTATTTCGGGCGGTAAAGACTCTTTGGTAATGGCAGATTTAATCAGGCAAGTTTATCCAGATTGTCCGTTTCTATGGGTAAATCAAGGACATTTAGCAGAATGGGATGATTGTATCGAACTGCTTTACTATCTGCGTGATGAACTCAAGTGGAACATTATCGAGCTATGTCCGCCATTGGGATTAATGCAGCTTTACCGCAAACTAGGCATGACTTTTGATGGTCAATTCAACGCCCTTGACAAGAAACAATGTCACGAATTGCTGCTTTATCCCCTCAATGAATGGGCAGAAATGCACAGCATTAAGGGTTACGCATGGGGATTAAGGCAAGAGTCAAGGGGACGCAAAGAATACTTGAGATCTAAAGGATTGCTTTACACAAAAAAAGATGGAACCGTTATTTGCTCTCCAATTGGCTTTTGGACTACTGAAGACATTTGGCACTATATCGATTGGCAAAAGCTGCCCTATGCCACGATCTACGATGTCGAAGGGCGTATGATTTTTCGCAATGGTTGCCCAATTGATACAGCCTTATCTAATTGGGGGCGCATGGCACATTTACGCAAGAATTACCCCAAGATTTATTTTGAATTTGCTGAATTGTTTCCAGAGGTTAAAAATTATGTCTAATTGGGATTATGGCGGTGTTTATAAAACATTGCAAATGGATGATGAAATATTATTACCCAATAATTCAGTCGTAAAAGTGTGTGACTGGACTATTGAATTACCTCACTTCATGCTACAGGCAGACACCATTTTTGTAGATCCGCCTTGGAATTTAGGCAACATTAAAAGCTTTTACACAAAAGCTGACAAGGAATATTTGTCAATAGATTTTCTTGAATTTACTCGAATTTTATTTACTCGAATTGATTCTATTTCCCCTAAGCATTTGTTTATTGAAATGGGAAAAGAGTATCTTGCTCAGTATTTGATTGAATGCCAATCAAGGTATAAATATGTTACTTTTTACAATTCGACTTACTACAAAACAAAATCGAGTAAATGCTACGTTATCCATGCTACCAACGATTCTACACGCAAAAAATACAAAGAACTTGAGGACTTAGACGAAGAAAATATTATTGAATGGATTTGCAAAAATCATGCTTTTGACGTTATTGGTGACTTATGTATGGGAACTGGTTTAGTTGGTAAATACGCCTATTTAAACCGCAAAACATTTGTAGGAACTGAATTAAATAAAAAAAGATTGGCTTTGCTAATAGATTTTATTAACAAAAATGAGACAACATAATGACCAACTGCTACCTTTGCGCCGCCCCTAACGCTGAGAAAAAACAATACGAAAAAATAGAATTTCGTTTTTCTATTCAGGGTTCTTTAATCCCTCGAAATTATCACTATTGCTTGTACGCTGCTTTGACAACTTTAGCGCCAATCCTAAAAGAGAATTCTGATTGGATGATCTCAAGAATTAGCAATACTACAGTGTTTGATGATCGCAATATCAAGCTAGCAGACAGCATTTTAAAACTTAGATGCAGCAAAGATTTAATAACGTCTCTAGCAATGCTTTTTGAAGAGAGTACTTTGATGCTAGGGGAAAACGCGATCGCTAAACTCAAGTTTATCCAAGGTTTAGAAATAACATCCAAAGAGGATTTATCTGGCACTGTTACAATCAAAACTGAACACAACCGCGAACCAGATCCTATGCGTTTTGCTGTTTGCCTCGGTAAACAACTAGCTAAGCTCAATATTGATACTTTGCCGATAATTGGGCGCAAAGAACAGCTAATAATCAAAAAACAACCGTGTGCGGTTTATCCCGTGCTGTTTAAATCTTTGCGTCCTGAAGAGTCGTTAGTACTACAAACCCAAGGGATCGGCGGTCGAAAACACCTTGGCTGTGGCTTTTTTGAGTAAATTTAAAATATCTTTGGTTTTGCTATTGACAAAACCTATAGACTCGATCAAAAATAGGTCATTGAGTTAAACAACAAAGGAACAAAGCAATGGCAACTACACAATCTTTCAAAAATGTATCACTAACAGGGTTTGGGATACATTTTATTGAAACTGGAGTCTTGAGAGGATATGGATATCGTCGAGGCGGGGTGACTGGTTATACCTCTCCTAAGGTTAAAATGACGGATACATGGATGCGTCTTAAAGACGCAATGGCTGATCTTGATGCAAATGCTGTTATTGAGATAGCCGCTAAACTTCCTAGTTTAGATGTGACAATCCAACCTCATCCTCGCGCTGGACATAGAGATCTTCGCGTTTCTTATAAAGGCGCAATGCTTCTTCAAGCTGACAAAGCCTAACCAATGCCTAGAGGTGGAAATCATGGAGGTGGCAGACCAAAGCTACCTCCCGAAATGGCTAAGACTACAGCCGCCTATAGTCTTAGCCCAGTGGTAATCTCAACTATTTCTGATGTCGCTAAATCTAGAAGGATTAGCAAATCTGAATTAGTAGAGCAAATTTTAATTGAATACTTTGAAGAATAACTTACCAGCCGTCCTACAGGACGGCTTTTGCCGTGAATTATTGCTACCTTTGCGCCGCCCCTAATGCTGAGAAACCACTTGAATTAAAAGATAGCTTTACTGCCCACAGTAACGCTAGATGCCCTGATTCTAAGCACCTATGCGATCGCTGTGCGTGGGTAATTCCTTTGCGTTGCAGCTACTTTAATCCGAGCAAAGGCAAATATAGTATCTTGTTTTCTAGGTGTTGGTCGTGGTTGATTAATGGTGACAATTCTTTCCCGAAGTTTGGCGATATTGTCGAAGGCTTCACCGAAGTAACAGAACTACCTACTCGCGCCCAGATGCGTGAATGGCTGATCAATCCCCCCGCGCCACCCTTCACCATCTGCATTGCTGAATCAGGGCAAAAACACATCTTACCTTGGGCGCTAGAAGCTAATAGCCGCGATTATTTTCCCGTGCAATTTGAACTTGACACTTTGCACATATATAGATCTGCCTTTACTCATTTACTCACGCGATACGAGTATTTGCTGGAGCTAGGATTTAGCAAAGCTGAGATTAATTCTGGTAACTATCGCAGCGATCGCCTTGCAAAGTGCATCAATGAATACGCATCAAGTGAGGCGGTGATTGCTTCTAAGCGTGGTAATCGCTTACTAGATTTGGTAAGCTATATCGCAAAAGTACCTGTATAAAATCATGGCAGCTAAGAAAGATCCGCGCCTTGCTAAAGCTGGTGTTGAAGGCTACAACAAGCCTAAGCGCACCCCTAACCATCCGACTAAGTCTCATGTGGTCGTAGCGAAGGAAAACAATAAAGTCAAGCTACTCCGTTTTGGCGAACAGGGCGCTAAGACTGCAGGTAAGCCAAAAAAGAATGAATCAAAATCGGTTACGCAGCAACGCAAAGACTTTAAATCGCGTCATGCTAAGAATATCGCTAAAGGCAAGATGTCAGCAGCTTGGTGGTCTAATAAGTTGAAATGGTGATGAAAGCTATATACAGCAAGGCTTTCACAAAAAAAGGTAGCTAAATGTAGCTACCTTTTTTATTGCTTAATCCCCGTTCAACCGATGCTCTAACTCTGGATAATACTCACGTATCAGGCGCTTAGTTAGCTGACTCGTATCGATGGGGAATGGGTTGTATACTTTGGGTTTTGCGCTTGCCCGTGGTACGCATTTGGTGATGTCGAATTGTTCTTGCTCCATTAGTTCTTCACAACCTTAAATCCTAAGTTTAAATCAATTTGGTGACTACTCATGATCACCCCATGCCCACGCAAAGCATTGATGATTTTCTCGCAGCCCTTCCAACTAAATACAGGTTTGTGGTAAATGTTGCCAGTAGGTAGAGTTACAGGTGTTAGTTTTGCGAGTCCAGATCCGATCCAAGTGCTATAGGGTTGCATTGTTTCTTTACTCAAGATCTTGACATCCTTATGGCACAAGAAAGCTCTAAAATCTTTCTCTCTGTATTTGGGGATAGCAAGGCACTTGAAAAGCTCACGAATATCTAACCATGTTTCAGAGTCCATCACAGCATCATAAACGATTGCTTTTGGCTCTAAGACTTCTACTTCAGATTGCAGCGACTGGTTAGCCTCGATAAGTTTTTGGTTAGCAGCCGTCAGTACTAACTTTTCTTTCTCGGATTGTAGATGTGCTTCTAATGCCTCGATGTAGTTTTGAGGCATTGTAGGAGCGATCGCTAATTGCGGGTTAACTTCATACTTGCCAGTCTTGCGAATCGTTGGCAGAATCTCACGTGTTACCCACCGCTTAAATTCTTTAGCTTGTGGTTTGCGAGAAGACAATGTTAATGAGTACAAACCAGATTCAGAGATAGCCAAAAGCCTTACAGTGTTTGGATCATCACTTAAAGTTAGGATGCTTTCACGGTCTAAATTTATGATTTCTTCACTGTCAAGACGTGATAACGCTTTGCTCACGTTGACAATGTCTAAAATCTTGCAGACATCAGAAGCGACAAACCAAGGCTCGTTATTGATTGAAACGATGCGAACCTGTTGAGAATTGAATGCAAATTGAGTTAAACTTGTCATATTGACCTGCACTGTAAACGATAAGGTTGATCGGCGGTCGGTAGTTGCATACGCGATCGCCACTAATATTTTACCATTATTAATAGTCTGCAAAGCCATCACGGGGCGCGATAATGCTACAATCGCTGTAAATTCGTATGTTGATTTATGGCGAAAGATTAGGCGATGGCTAAATCAAAAGTTGATTGGGACGCGATCGCTAAAGAGTACATTGAAGCGCGATCGGACAACGTAAGACCAAAGTTAATAGACCTGTCAAATAAATACGGGGTGTCGTTTGCAGCTATTCAGAAAAAGTGCCAACGTGATCAATGGGTAGAAAAAAGTCGGATGTTTGTCCGACGATTGGGGCAAGAGATTAGGGATAATCAGGCTGTTGTTTTAGCTGATTCTTTAGCTAGTTCGCAAGTAGAATTTGATAGTGAATGCCTTAATGTCGCAAGGAAATTAATCAAACAGGTTAATCGCGTTTTAGTTGTAGCTGAGGGGAAACAAGAAGAAGATGACGAGAAATCAATTAGACCATCGGATTTAACTCATTACTCAAACACGCTATTATCTGCTCAGAAAGTAGGAAGAATAGCGCTAGGCTCCGATAACTTAACACCTGACAAGATTGTAAATGAGGCTTTAAAACTTGGCTTTATCGTCGTTGATCCCAGAATTAGCGCCAGTGACACAATTGCGGATGGAGAAGGCGATCGCGGAACAACAAGCGAAAACCCTTTCGACAATTTCCTATCAGAATCAACATCCGAACTTCCAAACACTGAAGCATCAAAGAGCTTATCTTAATGACACGACAACTCGTTATTTAGCTTTGTGTGCGGGTTTTGGTGCGGGTAAAACGCTAAGCAGTGGATTAAAAGCTGTACATTTATCGTATTTAAATTCAGGATATCAAGGCGCGGTATATTCTCCATCGCACGGCTTAGCTATGGACACGATGGTTCCTGCTATTGAGTTTGCTCTTGAGTTAATGCCTATACGATGGGAATATCGAGCGTCGCCATTACCTAAATTTATTGTGTATTGGCAAGATGAAAATCCGTCTGAGATCTTGGTTAGGAGTTTTGAAAATTGGCAAAAGATACGAGGATTAAACCTTGCTTGGGCGATCGTTGATGAAATAGACGTTATCAACCGCAAGATTAGCGATCAGGCTTTACGCTTGTTAATGGGTCGTATTCGTACAGGCAATGTTAGGCAGTTAGCTTTTAGCTCTACCCCTGAAGGTTTTGGGCTTATGTATGATTTCTTTGTGACTGATGCGAACAAAGGTGATCGGCGAATTATTCACGCAAAAACAACAGATAACCCTCACTTACCATCGGATTATCTGCAAGATTTATTAGCTAATTATCCAGCTAATTTGGTTGACGCTTATGTACATGGTCAATTCGTAAACTTGCAGACTCGCACTGCATATCACTCATTCAATCGCTTTCAAAATGACTCACAGGAAACCGTACAGCCCAGCGATCGCCTATACATAGGGCAAGATTTTAACGTAGGCAAAATGGCTAGCGTGGTATTAGTTAAGCGCGGCAAAACATATCATGCTGTTGATGAGTTATGGGGCTTGCATGATACGAGCCATGTTATTCATGAGCTTAAGCAAAGGTATCCTAATCACCGCAAGGAGATATACCCAGACGTATCTGGCAATCAGCGTCATACGTCAGCATCACAGACGGATTTAGATCTATTCATACAAGCGGACTTTCAGATTGTTAAAGGCTCAGTTAATCCATCAATCCGCGATCGCGTCAATTGTTTTAATACTGCTTTTAAAAATGGCTTAGGTGAAACCCACTTATTTGTAAATACAAAGCTATGCCCTAACTTAACAAGATGCTTAGAGCAGCAAGCACTAGGATCGGATGGTAAGCCTGAAAAGAAGAACGACCTCGACCATTTACCAGAAGCAGCTTCCTATTGCGTCTATTGGGTTTTACCCGTCGCAGGTGCTGGTGGATTTAGCTATAGTCGCGCTAGGATTTAGCTAATTAGCTTTTTATACCCTATAATTAAATCACATACATGATAGTCATTAACAATGCCTCAAGATGTGACCATTATTCAACCGAGTGAAGCGTTTCAATACGCCTCAACTCGTGTTGGAGAAAATAGCAAGGATAGTCCTAATTACCATCATCCTGAATATGAAGAATATAAGTATGATGTAGAGCGCTGCGAAGACTTTTATAAGGGGCGTAGAGCTTGGATATCAGGGCTAAACTATAGCAATTTTGACTCACGTAAGCTTATTGAGTATCTACCAAAAGCCCCTGCTGAAGAATCAGAGGAATACTTTGATCGGGCGCGTCGCACCTTATTTCATAACTTTTTCCGTCCATCCATAGACATGTTTGCGGCGCTGATCAGTAAGTTTGACCTTACTGACACGGTAAGCGAAAGCATTGTGGAGAATCAAAGCAATATGGACTTGCAAGGCTCCGATCTGGCTAGCTTCAAGACTAATGCTGACACGATGGCGCTACGTGACGGCTTTGCTGTGATTGTGGTTTCATATCCTGAATTAGCTACCACAGAATCGCGCCCCTATCTGAACTTAATTGATCGAGATGACTTGATTAATTGGGATTTTGATTACGATGATTCGGGCGCAAAGCGGATGACTTTAGCTGTCATTAAGCGAGAAGAAACTCAACGGACTAGCCGCTTTATTTCTGAAGAAGTCGATGTGAGGTGGGTTTATTCAATCAATGACGACGGGTTTGTCGAAACCGAAAAGTATTATTTAGAGACGCAAACCACAAAGAAAGGGCGCAAAACTCAGCAATCACAACTATGGGTGAGCTACGATCCGCCCCTGATTTTGCGTGATGCAAATCAACAGCCACTCACAGAAATCCCTATCGTAATTTACTCAGTAAGCGATCGCGATGCAATTTGTGAGCCTCCTCCTTTATTGGATTTACTCGAAAAGATTAGAATCCATTACCAGACTTATAGTGACTATCAGCGCACCATATACAAGCTACAGCCTACTTATATCCGTAAGTGGCAAGGCTCAAAACCAGACGATGCTCCTGCTATGGTCATCGGTAGCAGTCAGGCGATTGAAGCTTCATTTGGTTGTGATGTAGCGGTACTGCAAATCAATCCCTCAACCGTCGCCCCTATGCGTGAAATGTTGATGGATCTGAGAGCCGAAATTAAAGCAGAGGCTATGTCGTTTTTGGGGCAAAGCTCAGTCCAACAAACGGACGATGAGATCGCTCTCAAGATGGCACAAGGTAAAGCATCCTTGCGTAAGTTTGCTTTGCGCCAAAAATCCTTATGGCAGCAAATATTTAGTTACTGGGATAAGTGGCTAGGACTGGATGAAGGTGACGGCACTCTAGAGGTTGACATTAACGTGCTTGACAAGCCTGTTACCCCGCAAGAGGTGCAGATTGTTCTAGATAGCGTCGTTAGTGGTGCTATGGATTCTGAGACTGCATCAGCTAAGTTGCATCAGTTGCGATGGTTGCCTGAAGATTTGAAGCTGACGGCGATTACTCAGTTAACTCCAGAACAAGCAAAATCAATAAATGCTTTAGCCCCTCAAGGTGTTCATAAATTTGGAGACCCATTATGACTGAAGAGCAAAAAGAGCGTGGTTTAAAAATGGCTTACATGGCTTTAAATAATCCAACTTCTAAAACTGGTGATATTGAGCAAGATTTAAGCAAAGAAAGACTTGAAGCTTTCGCTAAAGGAATTTGCAAGCCTAACCCAATTCTTGCATCAATCCCATTTGAGAGAGTGCAATCATGACACCTGAAACAGCGACAGAAATAATCAAGGAACATTTTGATATTGGTGATTGCCAATTCAAAGAGGTTTGCAATGGATTGGCTTTGGGTATTGAGTTACCATTCGCTAGATTTGATTTTGATAAGAACCTGATTAAATCTTCAGGAGATTTAATCGCACATTTTGGGCTAAAAATGTCTAGGGTAAAAGATGGAAAATTTTATAAACATGGTGAGGTAATGCCATGACTACAACATGGACAGCAACCGACGTAACCAACATCAAAACTTTATCAACCTTGAATATAAGTACATGGAACTACATCGATACAACGCACATTCATGGGAAAAGTGCAACGAACTATTGAGGCAAGTAATAAGTCAAGTGTTTCCAACTTGGAATATTAGCTTTAAGCCAAATGATGTAATATCGGGAGTTACGGTAATACTTAATAAATCAAATCGTTATTTGCAAATTGATTTTTGTTATTTTACCGATTTTAACGAGTTAGCTAGTGAACTTGAGATAAAAGAATACTTGACCACTAAGATCAAATATTTTAGGAGAATACTTGAGGTGCAATCATGAGTACATGGACAGCAACCGACGTAACCAACATCAAAACTTTATTCAACCTTGAATATAAGTATGTGCGCCGAATTGAAGGCGCATTAACTGATTTTGAGACTCAGTACGGTGCTAATGCGATCGCTGATATTCAGTCTAAGATTGCTGATGCACTTGCCTTAAAAGTCAAGATTGATGCAATCCAGCAAAGCTCAGATTATGGAGTTACGAGTCAATCTGTACCATCTTTCTACTCAATCACTCGCAAGGAAGGATCTGAGGTTGTAGGCTATCAGAACGCTTACGATAGCATTAAGCAAGCCATTAGCAGCGAACTCAACCTGAAAGATATCGCACGTATCAACACAACTAGAATTATTAGAGCTTAGGATTATTTATGAATTTTAGATTTTTGAATCGTTACTTTTACTCGGCTGAAACTACTGAAGGCGACACAGGATCAGTTGATGTGCCATTGGGAGAGAAAGGGCAAAAGGCACTAGAAGCTGAGAAAGCTAAGGCTAGAGAGCTAGCCAAAAAAGCTAAGGAGCTAGAAGATAAGCTTAAAGCTTTTGATGGATTGGACTTGAATGCAGTCCAAGAGGCGATCGAGTTCCAACGTACCGCCAAACTAGAACAAGCTGAAAAGGAAAAGAACACAGAAGAAGCTCGACGATTAGAGCGTGAACAAGCGGCGGCTGAGAAAAAGCGCTTACAAGCCGAAAAAGAAGCTGCTGACAACAAAGCTAAATCAGCTATGGCTATGCTTACAGAGACTCGTATCGATGCAGCGATCGCTCTTAATCTATCCAGTACTGGCATTAAACCACAGTACACAAATCTACTCACCAAAGACACTGCATTTCGCTCCCAATTGGCTTATCTAACCCGTGCTGAGGACGGTGTTGATTCGGATGGTGTTTATGTTGTGGACAAATCAGGCGATCCACGCTATCACCCTGACGATCGCAACAAGTACTTACCCATTGACCTTTGGATTGAAACTGAGGTTATCAAGACTTATCCTGATATGTTTGTTGCTAGGGTTGCCAGTGGTGACGGCTTAAGAGGGAATCGCGGTAAACGTGGCGGCGGTATTCCTACTGATGAGCTTAGCAAGATGACTCCAATACAACGGGCAGAATGGGCGCGTAAAAATAGATAAACAAAAAGCACCTAACGTTAGGTGCTTTTTGTTTATGCGATTAATACAGTTGATTTATTCGGAATGCAGTAGCCTTGCTGTCCGCTAGCGATCGCTAATGGCTGCTTAAGACTACAAATAAAATTACGAGTGTGGGTTTTGGATTGAGATCCTGTAATCGCCATTACCTCAGTAGCTGTATGCCACTCACCGTCTTTAAAAAGATCGTAGATAGCGATTGCGTGGCGTTCTCCATTTGTTAGCCGTCGCTTTGGTGGCTTGTACCCATTAGCGACAAATTCGGCGGCGAACTTAGTGTAATGGGCGTATTGGGTGTTCAAAGTATATGTTCTCTCCTGTTGATTTCGTAATTGTCCTGTCCCCATCGCAGATCTTTTGTCTTGTGGGTGATTGGTTTGAGGTCGTGGCGATCGGTGGCAAGGTTGATCGCTCTTGAATTGTTGGTTAGCGCGGATTGTTTTTTGTCTCGGAGCCTTTTCGACTGACTCTGAGTTCTCATCTCATCACCATAAAATTCGCGCAAAAGCATAAGAACATACTTAGGTTGAAGGTCAAAAACAGTAGCTACTTCTTTCACAAAGTAACCTCTTTTATAAATATCAAAGAGAATTTCTGCTTCTCGTTCTCTTTTGATTGTGAGTCTTTGGACACGAGTCTTTGTAATATTTACTCCCTGTTTTTCTAGCCAATATCGAACTTTGTTAAGATCAACATGACTCCTTTCTGCGATCTCAAGAATGGTCATCCCGAAGTCATATTGCTGCTTCCAAAACTGAACCGTAATATTTTCAGCGCTAAGATTAGGTTTGTATTCGGGATATTTACGAAGTTCCCTAAGTACAGAATTAATGGATTTTAATTCATAAATTTTGGCAATTTCGCAAGGAGTAAGCCCTTCTAAATACAGGGTTAAATAATTTTCTGATCGACCTTTAGGCAAGCTTGCCAATTCTTTTTGCAAGCATCCGCAAGAAGCTGTGACTCCACTGCGAATGTATGCTCCTTTGACAATTACTTGCTGACCACATTCGCAGTCACAAAGCCAGTAAGCGCCCTTTGCGTTGGGGTTAGGGGGATCGGCTATAGAAATAGCTGTAAGCCTCCCAGCTTTAAACCCTGCCATATCTTTGTATTGAGGCATGATAGAAGCGGGTAGCGAACCCGCAAAACGCTAATTATATTAATTGATTAAGCAGCTACTACAGACTTAGCAGCATTACCGATTACTTGGCTTTGACCGTAGCCAGTGAGACGAAACTCTAGCTCACCATCTTCAATAACGATAAAGCCGCCAGCACCGCCAGCACCCTTAACGTAAACACGAGTCATGCCGTTCTTTTCCCATACATTGGCATAATTGCCAGTTGCCTTGACTGCCTTAGCGACCGCCTTGGCTAATTCTGAATCTGACATTGTGATTTCTTCCTTAACTACTTTCTTAGATACAAACCGAGCGCGTTGACCTCTGACTACTACACAGAACACCCAAGCCATTTCAGTAACGCTCTTGATAGCATTAGGAGCTACGTTTAAGAAGGTTGCGATTTGCGCGGTGGTGTTAGTAGTCATTTGCTTGCCCTCGTTTTGCTTATGTACTAAATATATCAATTAACTACTAGGCTGTCTAGTAGTTTGTAATATTTCTTTACAATACTTAGCGCTGTGGGCAGCGCGATTGATTAAGCGATAGATTCTGGGAAAAATACAACTTCTTCATCCATCGCATCGGCATTGTCAGGATCGACAACCGATACTTTTTTTGAGTAATATCGCAATGCTTTTACATTGCGATATTCAATTACTTCGCCGTACCATGCAGCGATCGCACGGTTAGGGGAGCCAAATAAAACCTTGTGCTTTGCGATAGGCAAAGTCATTTCAGGGTTTCTACCGCGATAAATCACGGGCAGAATCTCACCATACTTTTCAATAGCGATTTTGACGATCGCGATGTCCAGTTGCAACGCCTCAAGTCTTTGGCGATCGCGTTGAGTCTTTGGCTCAATGTCAAGTTGGTTGCTCAATCCCCAGCAACCGCGAGACTGTAAGCTGCTTAATGCTTCGCCAATATTGGCGAAGTTCTCAACATCTTGAGGAACTTCGCCAACCGATGGCGCTGATTTTAATTCGCCATCGCCATCAAAGAAATATTGAGTAAAATCATTCCAATAAAGTGGTTGCGACCAAGACATCTGTTTTCCTCTGTGTTCGATGTATTTAATATATCAATTAACTACTAGGCTGTCTAGTAGTTTGTAATATTTCTTTACAATTAAGCTATTCACTTAAATATGCTATTTTATAAATAACTGCCAATCTAATTTTTATATGTCGCAACGAATATAAAAATTAGATTGGACTAACGACAAGATTTATCGCAACGATTGATCTTTGACTTAGTGAGGCGCAATGCCAGCAGAAGGCTTGCAAATTACTAAGGAAAAGAAAAAGATGGTATTAACCCTCACAGAAGCCGCAAAGATTGCGCTTAATGAAGGCAAAGTATTTGAATCAGCAATTATTGAGCAGTTCGCTAGCTCTAGCGGCATTTTAGAAAATATTCCCTTTGTGGATATTGCTGGCAACGCATACAGCTACAACCGCGAAGAAGCGCTTCCCGGCATCGGTTTTCGTGGTGTAAATGAAGGCTATGACGAATCGGTAGGTGTCGTAAATCCTGTCACTGAAACGCTCTCAATTTTGGGCGGCGATCTTGACGTTGATAAGTTCGTCATCGACACAATGGGCGCTGGTGTTCGCTCTCAGCACGAAATGATGAAAGTTCGCGCCTTAGCATTGGCGTGGACTAAAGAGTTTATCCAAGGCGACACAGCTACCAATATCAAGGCGTATGACGGGCTTAAGAAGCGACTCACTGGTACTCAGTTGATTGACAACGGCGCTAGCTCTGGTGGTGACGTACTCAGCTTAGAGCGCTTGGATGCAACCATTGATGAGGTGACTAACCCCACCCATATCATCATGAACAAGACCATGCGACGAGTGCTAACTAGCGCCGCTCGTAATGTCAACGTCGGCGGTTACATCACCTATGAACTCGATAGCTTTGGTCGTAAGATTGCGTTTTATAACGATCTTCCCATTATCGTTTTGGATCAAGATGGTTCTAAATCTCAAATCTTGCCTTTTACCGAGCCAGCCGCGTCCGGTTCCAGTGTCACGACTTCCATATACGTTGTCAGCTTTGACACGATGGGCGTGCATGGTTTACAAAACGGCGGTATGCAGATCCGTGATTTGGGTGAGCTAGATACTAAGCCCGTATTCCGTACCCGTGTAGAGCATTACCAATCGATCGCAATCAAAGATGGTCAGGCTGCTGCTCGTTTGCGCTACATCAAGTCTGGCGCTGCTACTGCTTAATACAAAGGTGAGATATCTCACCTTTGATATATTGCAATGCTTTCAAGTATTTTTTAACAGGTAAAACCTAATGTCCAAAACATTCTCAACTATTGCAGATCGGCGCGTTCGTGGTACTTACGACGCAGCGCTTGCCCTTCGTACCCCTGAAGCAGCGGCGCTATCTGCTACCACTTCTACTACTCGGATCGCCTTTGCTGTACGCAAAATCGAAGCTTTTAAGGTGTGCTTTGATATCGAAGCTTATACTAGCTACTCGGCTGGTTCTGCTGAATGGACGATCGCAGTCGATGTATCCGCTACTGTAGGCGGCTCTAGTACTGTCATTGGTACGATCCTACCCGCTCAATTAGCAGGTGCAGCGGGTGAGCTAGAGATCGTTTTTGGAGGTGCTGAAATTGCACAAAAGTTAGCCACTGCCGAGGCGATCGGCTTGGTTTGCACTAAGACTGGAAGCCCTGGCAATCTAACTTTATCCGCTTGGATTGTACCTATTCAGTAATATGAAAAACGTTCAAAATCCCGTCACTGTTGTTAAAGGTGATCATGTTGTCAAGGATGTTTATCTCTCAGATCTCCCTGCGTGGGAGGCTGAAGGGTATCAAGTCCTAGGGCAAGAAAAAGCGATCGCCACTGAGCAACCCAAGAAGCAACTCAAAAAATCTACACCTGTAGAACCTGAATAACTAAACGGAATAGGCGATCGTAAGGTCGCCTATTTTAATAAAAATGACAGTACAAACTGATTTACAGACAGCGCTAGACGCTTATATTCAAGCTAATTTCTCTGGTAGCTTAGCTGAAGTGTCAGCCGCCAAAAAACCGTTAGAAGATTTACTCCGAATATTAGATACGGTTACGACTTCAGGCGGCGGAAGCATTACTAATTACGCATTAGAAACAGACGGCAATCTTGCTAATATCGCATTAGCTATAGGTGTTGATCACGCAACTATCCCGACTCGCACGGTCTTGGTCGGTGGACAGCACGATGGCAAGATTGAGAACATCAAAGTTGATGCAACAGGGGCAATTGTTGTAAATGCGACAGGGCAACAATCTTCTGCTGATTCTTTCTCTGTTGTATTGGCAAGTGATCAGCCTGCGATAACAGTCACGGCTAACGCAGGTACAAACCTAAATACGTCAGCACTGGCTATCACAGCTAATCAAATCCCTGCTTTTACCAATAGCCCTATTAATCTGGGATCTGCTAACGCTGCTACGCTCAAAGCTAGCGCGGGGGCGGTTTACAAAATCTATTGCTACAACAAAAATGCGGCAACGCGGTTCTTTCAAATTCACAATAAGGCAACTACACCTGTAAATGCTGATGTGCCTGTTGAATCATTCCCAATTGCTGCTAATTCGGCGCTGATAATTGATTCTACCTTTTGGGGTGCATCTGGAAGGGTTTGCAGTGTAGGTGTATCATGGGCTTTTAGCAGCACTGAAGCGACGCTAACCCTAGCTACAGCTGCTGACCAAACTAACTCTGTGGGGTATT